AAGTTCGTCCCGGACCCGCCCGCGAGGTAATTGATGCCGTTGATGGTCAACGCGGTGACCATCCCCGCGTTGAACTCGTGGAGCTGCTGAGCCCCCGTCGGAAGGGTAATCCCGCTGGGCGTCAGGTACTGGCCGCTGGTCACGCACTCGGCCACCAGGGTGGCGCTCGCGCGGCCCGGAGAGTTCTTGATCGCAAGCTTCCAGTTCTTGATCGCGCACCCGATGAGGATTTCATCCAGAATCGCCGAGGCTCCGGGCCGCATCTGCTGCACGAACGAGAAGTACGGCAGCTCGAGGCCGGTCGGGTTGGTCGCGCCCATCGCCGGAACAATCGTGTACGTGGTGGGAGGCGTCGCCCCGGTGCCGGCAACCGCGGTCACGTTCCCGAGCGAGAATGCCATCACGAACGCCAAGAATTCAGACGAGCAGTACTTCGAAATCTCGTACGTCGGCATGTTGTAGTGCGACTTGAAGAGCTGCGTCGGGAACTCATGCCCTTTGCCGATTTCAGCCCGGTCGTCTTCGTTCACCGGCACCTTGGCCCACGGCTTGGTGTTGAGATTCGTAAGGCGCCAGATCGCCGTCTGCGCGGCGGGCGTGGTGATGTTCGTCTGCTGCCCGTAGCTCCAGCCATCCATCAGCTCGTTTATGTTAGCCATGGCTATTTGGCCTCCTTCGAAGTGGTGGTCGATTTCACCGGCGCGGGCACCTGATGCCAGCCAGCAGCCATCAGGGGCGTCAGGGCTGCGCTCGTCGCCGGGACCTCCTTGATCTCGTCGCCCTGCGGCGATTGCATAAAACATGTTGGAACGTTCTGCATCGTATCCTCGACTCCGGTTGGCACCGGGTTACGGGTTAGTGGCCTCGATCAGCCGGACCGCCACTTCGAAATATTCAAACGTAGTTCCGTCCGCGCTGATCACGATAGTGTTGCGCCGCGCCTCCGGCAAATAGAAGTCCATCGGCTCGGCGTTCGGATCGATCTGAGTGTGGAGCATCTTAAGCGTGCTGTTCTCTGGGATGTCTTCAACGATCCAGGTCCAGAGATCCTCGTAGCCGACGTTGGCAGCTTCCGGTGCGCGCAGAAACAGCGCGAAGTGGTGAACGAATACAAGCGCGTTCCCCAGCCTGCCGGGTCCGCTGCCGTTCCAGACGATCATCAGCGAGCCGGGTGGCATCGACAGCACCGCCAGCCGCACGTTCGCCTGGGTGGGCTGCCCGAAGACGGTGATGTTCTCGGAATAGAACTGTATCTGCGCGGAATTGCCGCCCAGCGCCTCGACCAGATTCGGCAGAGCCTGGAGTGCGGTAACCCATTCCGCGAGAATCGTTTTGGGGTTAATCATTGCGACGGCGGCTGCATTGTCAGCGTGAGGTGAATCATCCCGTACGGATCGGGCTGCCTCACGGTGGTCACCGTGAAGACGGCTCCCCAGGCTTCAACGACGTCGCCGCGCGCGGGCAGCGCCGGAAGATCCGTCGGGTTCACGTCGATCTCCTCAACACTCGCCACCGCGCCTGCTTCCATCCGCTCGCGGATGCGCCGGATGATCGTGATCGTGGACGCGGTGCCGACCGCCTCTCCCGCTTGCATCGGCTGGTATTCCACAGATTCGCCGAACGCATTTTGCATGCTGAGATTCACGTTCGCGGCGGTGGCGGACCAATAGGGCATAGAAGAGAAAAAGCGGAGGGACGGCTGACGAAGAACCGCCGCCCCTCCAAAAGGGTTCCTTAGAACGCCGGGTTCAGGCGCACACGGACGGTCGGATCGCCCGCCGCACCACCGGGCGCCGCATTCCCGTTTGCCTGCATCAGGACGGCGACACCGATCTTCTTGTTGGTGCCAACCGTCGAGGTCGCCTGAAACGCGGTGTTGTTCCAGTACACGTAATCGCCCTCGTTGAAGGTGCTCGCGTCCTTCGCGAGATCGAAGACGCCCTCGACCTGCATTTCCATGTTGTCGCCGAGGTTCTGGTTGTTGACGGCGATACCGAACAGGTATCCCGTGCCGGCGACCTCCACGCCGCCGCCGGAACTTACGGCGTACGGCGCGATCACCGTGATCGTCTTGCCTTGCTGAACGTAGTTCTTCATCGCTTCCTCTCGTTCTCCTGTGCCGTGCCGGCGAACCAGCCCGGCGGTGTTTTCATCCAGCCGCGCCTACTCGAAGGCTTACGCTCCCGCGCTCTTCTGCAGGCCGCGATAGTCGATAGCCGCCGCGCCGAAGTCCATGCGCGCCTTGATCTCGACGCCGTCCACTTCGAAGCCCTGCCGGGTCTCGATGTACACGCCCTGCTGGCCTTCGAGGTAGCAGTACTCCAGCGTGTCGATCAGCGCGGGATCGGTGAACAGGAACCAGTTGGTCGCGGTGCCGGTCGAGTTGTCGAGACGCGGCTCCACAACCGGAACCAGCGAACGGACCCACTCGGGCACCACCTTCGTCTGGTCCGAAGAGGCGATGTTGATCGGGTAGATCAACTGCAAGGCGTAAGTTTCAAGCGACGGAGGCACCGCCATGAAGCGCGGCACCAGGTCGAGCGGTGTTCCCTGCGGAGCCTTCTGGAGCCGCATCTGCACGCGGGCTTTGGCCAGCGCGGTCAGCGGAGCGGAACTGCCCACCGTGGGATCGATGCTGCTGGCCACGCCGCTGAGCAGGTTGCTGTGCGCGGTGTGGAAGATCGCTTTGCCGTCGAGCGTCATCACCGGGTTGCTGGTGATCAGTCCCCAGACCGTGTTCGATTCGAGCTGCGCGGCCGCGACGCCCAGAATTGCGGGGATGCGCGTCATGGCCTGAAGATCGTCGTTGATGATGACCTTGCGCGTGATGGCCACGACCTCGCCGAACGTCTGGAGCGAGTAGTTCGTGTTCATGTCGGTGAGGTTCGCCCGGTGGTACTCGCCCTTTTCGTTCAACTGCTGAAGGGCGGGAGCGTCGCTCAACTGCACGCGGTTGATCGGCTTGAAGTCGGGCGCGGTCACCTGGCGGCAGAACGGCTGGAAGGTGCGCGGATAGGACTCGTAAGCCTGCCGCAGCGTCTTGTTGGCGACGTTGGCGAGGATCGCGGGGAAGTCCGAGGTCGATTCGGCGCCTCCACCGAAGTATTCCGCTCCGCGGCTCGGAGCCTGCAACGCCAGTTCGGCGATGCGGTTCTTGTTCATGCCCCGGTGGTTGATGCCCCGAATTTCGAGGGACTCGCGGGCCATCTCCATGAGCGACAAGCCCACGTACTCGCGTCCCATTTCCTCGGCGCGCCGCTGATTTTCCGCGCCGCATCCGTTCAGCAGTTCTCCGGTCTTCGGATGCTTTGCCAGGAAGAACTTCGGATCATGGCGCAGCAGCATGGCGTTCTGCATTGCAGCCAGCCGGGTTTCCCCGCCATCGCGGGTGATGCTCAACTCGCTGCGAATGGGCCGGTCTTCGCCGCCCGTGGTTTGCTGACCCTTTGCGCTCAGCGCCGCGAAGGCCTCGACGCTGAACTGGTCTGCCGTCTTGCCGTCGGAGATTGCTTTGCGGACAAAGTCGTCTCCGAGAATCGATTTGAAGCGAGTGGCGCGGTGTTCGATTTCAACAATGCGCTCTCGCTCCAGCTTCACTGCCTCGCCGCGCGCTGCGACGAGTGCCTGTTCGTTCACACGGGCCTCTGCGCCCGCCGTCTGTGTGGTGCTTTCTGCCATGGCAGGTTTCTCCTTATGTGGGCTTGAGGCCCGTGCTGCTTGCCCGTCAACCTCGGCGGACAAAAACGTTGTGTTGAAATCGGCGGGGACCGGAACAACGGATATCTCGAACGGTTCCCAATCGGTCGCCGTGAACATGCCGATCTCGTTCGGGTTGCCATACGGCGGCTTGCCTTCCGTCTGAGCCTGTACCGTTGTCTTCTCGCGGTTGTAAATCCACGCTCCGAAGCTCAGGTTCTGCACGATCCCGCTGGACACCTTGCGGAACAACTCAGCGCCGTCTTCATCGCCGAGATCGAACTTCAGGGTGGCCATCCCGTTCGCGCCGTCCGCCCACGCTTTGTTCACGACGCCGACCTGCGCCTTGGTACCTGCCTTCCCGGCAACCACGGACTTGTAATCGTCGCCGGTGAAGTGGGTATCGAAGACGGGTGCGCCCGCGTTCAGGCGGTCGAGGCGCGCCCCGCCCATGTCGAGCGTGAGCATGTACGGATCGCCGGTGTCGGGGTCTTTCCTCGGAACCTGCGCGCCCGTGTACCAGACGACGTCAATCGTGCCGTCCTTCTCGTTGGCCGTGCTGGCGACAGGCTTTGCATCGGACGCGGCGAAAAACTCAAGCGCCTGATTTGCTTTCATGGTTTGAACCTCTTTTCTACGAGCGATAAATTCGGGAAGGCGAATCCCACGACCGCGAAGCGGGCGTTCCCGAGAACAACTCCGCAATGTCTTCTGCATCCGCATTCGAAACGGCGGGGACCTTCGAGCCGGGCATAGTAGGCTTCGAACTCGGTGTCCGCTCGTCGCTTGCGGCAGGCTGCTCCTGGCCGCGATCCGTCACGTTGCGCGGGTCGCAATCCAGAATGATTTCGAGCTTGTCGAGAATCTTGTTGACGCGCGCGATCTTCTGTAAGCGTTCTTCCGGGTCATATCCGTTGCGCGAGATCGCCTCGAACAGATCGAGCGTCCCGGTCCTGATCATCTTCAGTTCCGCGGCCGCGTCCTTCACCGGATCGACGCTCTCGAACTTCGGCGCGGTCCACTGCACTGCGTGTACAGCGATCTTCGGATCATCGAGCGCCTTATGCGGAATCTTTCCTTGAAGGATCAACGTATCCACGAAGCGACGCCACACCGGCATGCAGAACAGCGGAATCAGTGTGAGCCAGCGGTAAGCCTCCACCGTGTTGCGGAACCCCAGCATGCCGCCGCGCCACGAGGAGTAATTCACCTGCGACATATCGCCGGTTCCCAATTCGTACGGCAGACCAATGCCAGCCATGATTCCCTGCAACTCGGTCATCTTGTACTCGCGGTAGCCGCCCGCCGCCGGAGGATTGTTGAATTTGATCTCCTGTCCCGGCTTCAGGTACTCGACCATGCCCGGTTGAAAGGTTTCGACGGGCGCTCTGGTGACCGGGTCGGTGCCGGAGATGCCGAGCGGATCGCCCTCGATACCTTCCGGCTGCTGCACGAACGCGGTGACGCACGCCTCTACCTTCTTGCGCACGCGCTCCGCGTCGCAGTAATCGTTGAGGTCTCGGAGCGCCATCATGACGGGCGAGAGCCACGGCACGCCTCGGACCTGGCCGGGCCGGAGCACGCGATAGACGTGCATGATCTGATCGGCCGGCACGGGCTGGCTGATGATTCCGCCGCGCGGATTCAGGATCAGCACTCCACCCGGGTGATAACTGAATAGCCAGTAGGCGGCGCGTCGGCCCATCTCGTCGAACTGGACGCCCTCCATCACGTGGCCGTTGATCAGCCCCATGGTTCGGGACTGGTCTAAGAAATCTGCCTCCAGCATTTGAAGCTGTAGAGGAACGCGCAGATTAGAGGCGGCCAGACGCGGGCGAAACCGTACGAGCGCTTCGCCGCTTTCCGCCATCGTGCGAACGGCCAGCGTTTGCATCCCAAAGAAGTCCAGGCGCTGCGGCGTGTCGCAGGCATCCGCGAAGAAAGGCCATTCGGCGTCGATGATCTTGTCGATTGCAGCATTGCCTGTCTTCGCCTTCGGAACAATCCCGGTCCCGACTACATTTCCTGCCAACTCTTCAATCGCGCGCGCCGCATACGGATTGTTGCGGATCAGATCGCGACTCCGGTTGCGAAGCCAGATGAGCGATCCCATCAACTCGACGTTGGCGTCCGTCGAGGCGGCGTACCAGCCATGCGCGCGTCGCCCTGCCGTCGCTCCGTCATAGCTGAACCGTTGCGCGTGCCGATCCAGATAGTCCTGGGTCAGTTCCAGCGCCACGCGGCTCCGCACCCGTTGCAACGCGCGCTGCGGCGCAACAACGCCGATGGCTTTGTCGAGAAAATTCATTTCAGGCTGCCGCTTACCAGCGGTCGTATAGCGATGGACCACCCGGACCGTCTCCGCGTTTGTGCTGCGCGAGTGTCGTGCGGCTCCCGCTCTTGCCGCTGGCCTGGCGGATGTCCTCTTCGATCTCGGCTTTCGCCTTTCGGAGTTCGTCAACGGATCGGTACGTCACCTCGCGCCCGTCCGGGAACCGGACCCGCAACGTGGGATTCCCGAGCGCCTGGTTGATCGCGTCGAGATTCGACTGCAACTGTGGAACCGTCAAAGCCATGTCATCTGCCTCCAAACCAATTGCGGCGCGGTATCCATTGCTCCGCGCGCTCGAACGGCGCAGGGATGCGCACTTCGTTTTCCTGCGGTTCCGCTGGCTCTGGGGGAGGAACATTCGCCGCGACCACCGTCGGCGGAATCGTCTTCGCTCCCTTGCGCCGCGAGCCAGCCATCTTCGCGAAACGGTCGCAGTGGACGCCC